GCGTGTTGATATGTTCCAGAAAGCTGAGAACGCAAGGCTACAAGCGAAAGAATTGAAAGTCCTCGCACAATCAGAAGGTGGTACGCCAACTCCTTACGCTGGCGGTATCACTTGGTCTGATCGTGAACTCGATGCGGATAACAGCGATATTGTGGAGCCGTATTTCAAGCGTGGTCAGTTTGCCAATACGGCTGATTTTGGTGCTGGTTCTCCAGTCGCACCGGGTGCCTTATCCGATGATGGGTGGAATTCGTGACAGGAGCATCGCCCTCAGCAGTGTTCGCCACTGATTTGAAAGTGCAGATGACCCCAACCTCTGTTGATATTCGGACTAGTTCAACCGTGAATAACTACGGCGAACGCTCCTATTCGGGTGGTGCGACCTCGTATCCAGCGTATATTCGCAGGTCTACGCAAGCTGATCGTGACGTTTCACAAGAAACAGCTCAATGTGATTACATTGCGTATATCCCCGACCAATCATTGACGCTTGACACGGAGGACCAGATTACCTTGCCAGCGCCAATATCGGGAACTCGCCCAATTAAAAGAGTGGAAACCAAAAGCAATGCCATCGGACAGGTTGGGGTGATTGTATACTGTGGCAGAGGTAGGTAGCCATGACGATACAGCTTACAGGCATGAAAGACCTGAAGAAGAAAATGTCGGAAGGCAATCTCGCTGTGCTAGAGGGGGCAAGGCTAGCAGTTCGGGATTTGACGACTGACGTAGCTAGGAAATCTTCGGAACTCGTCCCATTCGATACTGGAAATCTCGCCCGATCTATTGTTATCAAATATCCGCAGGTGTTAAGCGACCACCCAAAAGGAGAAGTCTCTTACGGTGGGGCCGCAGCCCCATACGCAGTCGTTCAGCACGAAGCCATACACTACTGGCATCCTCCGAAACCACCGGGCAATTCAAGCGGAAAAGTCGGAGCAGGGCCCGTGACTCCGGGCACTGGCAGGGGCCCTAAATATCTGGAGTACCCCATGAAACGTTTGGCGAGAGATGGGTTTGAGAAGAAGTTGATTGAAATGATCAATAAGAAAATAAAGAAGTTCTCATGAGTATGCTTACTGACGTAGGAACGTATCTCGCAGCAGCTTCCATTTCGACGCAAGACCTCACACTTGGCACCAATCTTTTCTTAGGACGGTTGCCTGATTCCCCCGACACTTGTGTTGGGCTAATCCAAACTGGGGGGACGGCCCCCACAGACACTTTCGGGACTTCATATCCTCCGTTGGAAAATCAAGGATTACAGACACTTGTTCGGGCAGCGTCGTATGCGACTGGCGAAGCGCTCGCAGTTGATGTTTTCAAGTCTTTACAATCTGTGGAGAACCAAACGCTAACCTCTACGCTGTACTTGAAAATAGAAGCCAATCAGTCGCCGTTCGCTTTGGAACGTGACGAGCAAGAGCGTGTAATCTTCTCATGCAACTACATAATAGCGAAAGCCCTATAGATTTATACGCTGAGAAGCCCTCTAACGGCACTCAGACGCTCTCTAACGTGCGTTGCGACACCTGCGGTAAACTACTAGCGGAACTCGTTACTACTCCCTTTAGAATCCATTGTAGAGCTTGCAAGAATTACACCCAAAAATAGAGGAAACCCCCACCCGAAGGTGAGGGTTCCTTGGTTGTTGAGGAATTTCCTTTCCTAGTAGTTGAGCTTTTCCTCGCTTGGGAATTCAACTCTTGCAAATGCTTGCATTTCGTTTGCCACTTTGATGAGTTCACTGATCGTGTTTTTCATCTCGGTGCTTCCTTCATGCACCCATTGGAATGGGACTTTGATGGTCATAACAGTTTCTTCTTCTGTTAGTTTTGGATATGGATTACTCATGGAATTTCCCTCCTTGGTTTTGTTTGCGTTTAACTCCATAAGAGAATGATACAGTAGTTAGGGGGGGATTGCAAGTCCAAACCGTAATTATTTACGTTTTTCTCAAATTATTTACCTACAGACAAATTCGTGTATATTGCGTAAACTTGTACCATGACTGCCATCGTTCGGACCTGCCGGGTCCTGCCCCGAATACTCCTCGTCGTTTTTCTTTTAATGGCGTGGTTCGCTCCTCCGGTGTATGGAACCGAGACGACTTGCGAAACAATCGAGAACGGATATCGCTGTACCGTCTGGGTGAACACGTTTGGGGAGGGCCCTACGTTCACCTTTGAGATTACAGAGGACCAAACTGCCGTGAACATAATTACGTTTACGTCTATGACCTGCGACGATTGGGACGATGCCCCACATGCTTATGCCGCTGACCCTCATATTTGGTTGTACTCAATAGAGGAAGTTGATGGCGAAGATGTATTGACCCCGGTCGCAGATGATGACGATTCGGCGAGCCATAACGACGGCAGTAATATGTGTTGGGATAGTGAACTTGATTTGAGTTTAGATATTGGGGAGTACCAACTCAGGGCCGATGCTTTCGATACCGATTACATCGGGACATATACGATGGAAGTTTCTGGGGGAGCTTGGACAGTACCCGAACCAGAACCGACACCGACACCCACACCGGAACCCACGCCAACGCCAGAACCAACTCCAACACCTGAACCTACGCCAACTCCTCAACCAACACCAACTCCTGAACCGTCACCGACACCGACTCCTGAGCCGACCCCAACCCCCCAGCCAGAACCAACTCCTGAACCACCACCCTTGCCAAGTCCAACTCCGACTCCAAGTCCCACACCAGTGCCAGAACCCTCACCGAGTCCCCCACCAGAACCTGAGCCGTCACCAGAGCCTTCACCTATTCCTCCAACTCCGACACCGCAACCGCCAACCCCAACACCAGAGCCAACACCAATACCGACACCTGAACCCATACCATCTCCAGAGCCTATCATCATTGATGACATTGATTGGGACGATGTTGATGATATTGATTGGGACGACTTTGATTGGGACTTTGGCGATGGCGACGATACAGGAATCGTAGTTGATGTTGATGACCCAGAGATTGAATTTCCAATTGATGATATTGACGATGAAGAAATACCCATTGATGAACTTCCAGAAATTGAAGATGAATTTCCGGAGCAGCCAGACGAGGGTGTCCTCCCCGGTTCAGATGACGACGGCAATACGGGAGATCCTGAAGAAACTGAGTTGGAAATCGCTGATGAATTCTTAGAAGAGTATGAAGAAGGCCCACCGAACGAGGAGGATATCTACTTTGATGAGGAGACTGGCGAGTGGGAAGATGACCCTGACCTAGAATTGGAAGAAGTAGACGTTGAGGATTTATTAGAAGATGAGGAGCAGTTGGAAGAATTAATAGAGGAACTAGAAGCCGATGACGTGCTTGAAGAAATCCTTGAAGATAACGAGGAGTTCTTTGAGGAAGCAGAAGATGAACAATTAGAAGAACTCTTTGAGGAGAACCCTGAGATATTTAATGAGGCTGATTCGGAAACCAAAGAGGAGTTTGAGGCCGAAGTAAACGTATTCGATGGGGGATTTGATGATTACGAAGCGGAAGGGCAGAACGTAACCGTAGGCGAAAGGCGAACAATCGTAGCTGCGACGGCAGTCGTTAGCACAATAGCAACACAGATTCGCCCAGCACCTACATCAACAGTAAGTACATCTGGGCCATCGGGAGGACCGAGCAGCGGACCCTCCAGTCGGAGCAGAGGAAGGAACAGAAGATAATGTTTTCAAGGCTAAGTAGAGAAATACTGTATTTATCTTGGACTCTCGCCGGAACAGGATTAGTCCTGATTACCCTTTCGTCAAGCACGTTGAAATGGGGAATCTGGATATCCATTATCGCATTAGCCACCCACCTTTTGGGTGTTGCGATAGATTACTGGCGTGACAAAGATGAATAAAACAGTAGCAACCATCAGAAGCGTTTGCATGAGAATCCTTGCGACGTTCATTTACCAGAGTATGGCCGTCGTGGGCGGTGCGAGCATTATTGGGGGGATTGAACCCTTCAAGGCTTGCCTGCTGGCAGGATTTACAAGCGTGGCGAATGTAATTAGCAAACTCGCAGCAGCCTACGCTGATGATGGTAAAATCACATTAGAAGAACTAGACGCAGCTTTCAGTATGAACGCAGCACCATCATCGAGGGAGAACAATGAGCAAAAGTAATCTGTATCACTATCGGGCGAAAGTGCGCCGGGTGGTAGATGGCGACACAATAGACGTTATCCTAGACTTGGGATTTGACCTGCACATGGAAGCTAGAATCCGTTTCGCTGGAATCAACGCACCTGAATCAAGAACGAGAGACTTAGTTGAAAAGCAAAAGGGACTTGAGTCCATC